TACTTTGGGTCTTCTCTAATCCCTTTTCTTTTTTCCTGTTCCCATGTCCAGTCGCTAAACTTTTTTAGAAAACAAGTATAACAGTTTTTTATGTTGTCGGATTTAGCTAAATATATTATTTCTCCATCAGTACAAAGCCACTCAAATGTTTCTTTTCCACCTTCTTTTCTAACACATTTATCTCTAGTCTGATACCCACCAACCCCTGTCCAACCCCATGAGTGAGAAAATGAAAAGACCAAGTATACCGATACCAACACTAAGAACGATAATGAGTGCAACAATAGTGATAACCTTTTCCCTAAGTTTTTGTTTATCGTAAACCTCCTTTTGTCTTCTCTTACGAATATCCCCCTCCATTCGCAGTAATTCGTCCCATTTAGACTGGCCGTGACTGTATTGGATAAAGGTTCTTAAGTCATTTCTTTGTTGTTCTAACTGGGTTTTTGCGGTAAATGCTTCGATGGCTTCTTGCTCTATGCTTTTGCCATTCATTACCTTTCTAAACAACGATGGGTTTTTGGCTGACTTGTGGGCGTTATCAATATCAGACACCGCACCCATCCATCTTGATAGGTCTTGCGACATGGCTTCTAATTCTCTACCTGCGTGAAATGCCCTTTTTAAGCCGTTGAAAGCGGTGCTTGCGACTGCTAGGCTTGCACTAATACTGATAGGGTCAAACATTTACTAACCCCCCTGTGGTCACTTCATAGGACAATAGTGTTGAATATTACACCAAATGAACTAATGACATAAAAGGCTGTTATGGAAATTACTATTCTTTCGAGTCTGGAAACCCTACGCTCCATGTCCTGTCTAAAGTGAAACATATCGTTTTTGAGTACGCTTAGTTCCATGAGTATTGCGTTTATGTCTGATTTTGTCATGAGCTGTATGGACTCTTTCCTAGTGTTGATTCATCCCATGCTGATTTTAATTTAGCTATGGTATTCGCACTATCAATAGCACTATTAGCAGGTGCATCTCTTAACGCTTTCTTCTTCTTTACAGACGCAGTTTTAGCCGTTGCATCATCAGCTTCTAACGCTTTCATATAAACAACATCTTCAGCTTCAAGTAAAGGCTTTCGCACTTGTCTAATCTTGTCCTTAAATAGCTTCTTTGCTTCGGTCAAATCTTCTGAAATAACAGAACCACTTATCTTCCATGCGTTTCTAAAATGCCTGTCTGATGGTAAAGTTGCAGTAGACGCATCTATTGTTGCACCATCTTTGTCAGTTATGAATGATTTGGTTGCCATGTTTTTCTCCTATGCCACAAGTTGTTGGTCTATTTTCCAAGCGTTACGCCATGTTCGATGTGAGGGTAGTTGCTCTTTCTTTACTATCAGCAAACGCTTATGATTTGCCTTGTCGTATTCTCTCCATACTCTTTCTGGTATGTCCTTTTGAATGATATACTCTATTGCTTGCTCTTCTGTTAGTGCGTCAATAGGCTTTGTGTTGTGAAGAAGATAACCTCTTGTATGCTTTACAAAGTCTGGCTTTGCTTCGTCCTTCTTGAGTTCCCAATAAACCCAAACTGGCGGTAATATGCCACCATTTAAGGCACACGCCATCCAATTAAAGTCTGGGTGCGTAATCGTTACAGGTGCATCTATTTCGTCTGGGTCTTCCCATACAATGCAATATTCAGTTCTGTAAGGCTCTAGGTTTTCTTTTGCCCATCCTAATCTATTCCATAAATGTGTTCCTTGAAATTCTGGGGTCATGCCAAGTCTCCAAATACAGATATTCCACAACGATTAACATCTTGGGCAGAATCCATAGCTCCATTAGTTCCCACCACCCCAACACTACCTGTTGCTAAATCTCTATTTCCTATTCTCAATATACCTGACCCTCCAGTTTCGCCAAACATCAATGTGGCTATATAAGTAGCATTTGCCATGTCATTGGCTAAAAATACTTGATAGTCTCCGTTTGTGTGGTCAGATACAGAACTTACATTAAAATTATCTGAGTCTGCTCCGTCATCAAATCTACACCAAGCCTTACACAAACCCTGTTGTATATTGGTAGTAGCCGAACCCTCACCCTTAATTGTCATAGAGTTTGCAGACGCTTTACCCTGTAGTGTATCTACTTTTAAAGTACTCATGCCAAGTCTCCGTTTACTGTTATTCCCACATACCCTTCATCTCTACCAGATTCATCCTGAGTGTGGTAAATATGTACTTTTACTAAAGCTGTCGTTAATTGCATTATCTCTTCATCTCTTGTTGATTCTACATCATCGACTGCACCACTAGCCACCATTGCTACATAATTAATATTTGCCATAGGATTGGTATAATTTGCTTTATGTTTTCCAATTGTTACATCTACCGAACTTGCAATATTAAAACTATCTCGTACTCCAGTTAAATTTGTACTTGAATCTATAACCGCACCATCAAAATTTATCCAAGATTTAGCCAAACCCTGTTGTAAGTTGGTAGGTGTAGAATTACCCTCTCCCGTGACAGAAATTGAACCTGCTGTGCTTACGCCTGTTAATGTATTTATTTTAAGTGTTGATGTCATTAACCACAATATAGTACGCAGGAGACTAACTTTACTCCTGAATTACTATTCCCTATTGTTACTTTACCTATTGTCTTGCTCCTTACGATATCATCTGACTGCACTTTTGCTGTGCCATCTCCGTTGCTCTCTAGTAAGTCACCCTTTGCACACGCACCTGTTACACGCACAGAGCCAATGCCTACTGATGCTACATACAATTTATCATCTTCATCAAAGCGTGACACTACCCCATACACAGCTTTATCTCCTGCTGTGTCAGACACTTTTACTTTTGCGTGGTCTGTTCTAGTCTGTCCTGCTTTAGTTGTTCCTATAGGATATGTATCAAGTTCATCTATAGTTGAAACAACTGTTCCTATTGCTGTATTAGTTGCAATACCAGAACTTTCGTGTAACCCTGTAAATCCACCATATGAAACTGTTGAACCAGAAACAGAAATAGTACCCTCAGTGCTTCCTGCTTGTCTTAGAAGTAAAATATCACCATCATTCCCCATTCTGTTAAGAACCATAACTTCATCTTGATTTACAGCACTTGACCATTTTCCCGAAGGGCCATGAAGAACTATACCAGACCCAGATGTATTACCTCCAGGATTTGCGTCAGTTGTACCTATTTGAACTACACCACCTGCTGACATATCAAGACGCATGACATCAACACCAGAGCCACCATCATTCCCTCTAAAAACTATGTCACCATCTTGGATACTTGAAACAATCTTTAAATCATTACTATCTTTAAAAAATTGACCATAAGCTGTGCCACCATCTTTTAGTATAATGTCTGTACCATCTGCATCAAGAATAATGTTACCTTCTACATCAAGCGTTAAGTCACCTGAACTAGTTTGATTTACTACTTCATCTACTTCTATTTTGCTCATACTATCACCCACGTTCCACTAACTGTAACTGTAGCACTTGTTCCTATAGTTACCACTCCTGCACTCATGGCATTATTGGTAGAATCTATTGTGAGTGAGTTGCTTATGGTTTGTTCGTGCTGTCTAACAACGGCTTCATAACTTGTGTTTTCGCCTATCTTTCCTAAATCAGATTCTGACATTATGTTATCTCCAAAATGCTCATCGTAACGCTCACCTTATCCGAAACGCTACAGTCAATTTCTATCTGGTCACCCGTTTCTAAAACAATTTTACCCCCTGCTAAGATATTCTTACTCTGCCCTACAGCAATAGGAACATCTTTGGCTAGAAATGTTGTTGTGTTTGTGGCTGTTCGACCCCCACCAGATGTCGTTGAAACCAATTTTACTGAAGCTGTGACTTGTGCTGTATGGACATTTGCTAACATCAACCCGATTATGATTGTGGTTGTACTTGAAGGGGTAGTATATAAATCCTCAGGCGTTCCGCTTGAAGCAGGCATGACATCGTGACTAACTACCTTGAATGTGTTTGCCATATTTTTTTCTCCTTTATCCTAAAGCAATCGCCAAAGGAAGTGCGTTTGGGTCTGCTTCTGTTATTGCAACTCCACTTGGTAATGTAACTGCGTTTGTTGATGTATTCACACTAAAAAGCGTTAAATTATCTGAACCATCATTTATTTTTAAAGTAAGGGTGTTTGTACCTGTTGTATCAACCCATATTGTACCTGCTACCGCTGAACTTGGTGCTGAAGTTCCGCTATGTGCTGAGTTTATAGCTGACAAAATATTATTCAATTCCGTTCTAAAAGAACTAAAACCTTGATTTGCTAAACTTACATCTGAAACCTGTGCCATGATTTTTTATACCTTTTTCCTGTTAACTTTGCAACCCATATCCTTTTGCGATGTAATCAAAAGTCCTATCAACTGCACCTCCACTAGAGTTTGCAAACGCTATTGTGAACCCACTAACTGTCTTGGAACTTATTGTGAAAACATCACCAGTAGCCATATTTTGTGCGGAAACGCCAATAGCAGGGACTGCATAAAAAGGGTTAGTATACGTTATTGCTTTGCTTCCGCTTGATGTTGCCACATTACTTTCCGCAAACGTTCTTTCTTCCATATTTAACTTTAAATCAATTTGCTTAACATTACTAGATGTTTGGGAGTCGTCATTGGTTAACTTTAAACGAAACTTTGCAAACTTAAATTTGAATGTTGCCGACTGTGTTATATCTTGAAAGCTCGTGCAATCCGCTAAAGCTGTTGTTGAAGTTGCTATTTGTACCCTATGGAAAGCGTGGATTTGTTCTGTTCCGTCAAAAGGTGCTTTTGCTTCATCGAATAATAAAGACCCTCGACCACTATCAAACAAGTCATAAGGGTTTTCTGCATCTAGGGTTATTGATGGTTCTACGTTTCCATCATAAATTTGAGTTAATGAAAGAGAATTACTAAAATTGTAAAAACCTTTTGCATCTCTATTTACAGTATTAAAGTTTGGGTTTGACGTTGTATCTGTTCCCCCTAATTCAAAATCGCCCTCTACACTATCAAAGTTTCCTACTGTATCGTCAAAATTAGTTACTGTATCTAAAGCTAAAACTGTATCACCAGAAGCATCTATTTTTACAGCTAAAGGGAAAGAAGTATCCATTTGGTCTAAAGCCGTGAAAATATTGGGTGTTTCTGTAAATGTTGAAACAGTTTGATAAGCCTGTATAGCTGAAATATTAGTCGTGACTATTGTGGCTTCTGCGGAGGTATTTCCGTTTTTATCTACTGCTTTTATAAGATATGAACCCACTCTAGCAGGAACTATAGCATTATCACATTTTCTTCTAGGGCATCTCACTAGGTTTGTGGAGTTTAGCCAATTAGCACCAGTTGTAACATTTTGATAGCGTATCTCATAAAAAGAGATGTCTAGGTCACTATTAGCAAAAGGTGGCGTCCATGTTAGCTTTAAATGGTTTTGACCATGCAACTCAACCCCAAAATCTTCTACATTGCTTGGCGGTTCAACACCCCCTACTATCGCCCTAGTTGTTGAGATAAACGTACTCTTTGAGCCTATGGTATTAACTGCCCTTGCTCTAACTTGATAGGTTGCACCATCAATCACGTTCAGATGTTGGTATTCTAGTATTTTTCCGACTGCTATTTCTCTAAACGAATCACTAACAGCGTTTCCATCTGGGTCTAATGTTTGTTTTATTTGCACCTCGTAATTATCAACAAAAAGGTCTGTTGATGCTCCAATAGTAATTAACATTCTAGTGATAACTATACCATCCGCATACTCTACTAATTCATCTCCTAATGTAATACTTGCAGGAGGTTGAACTGAAAAAGGATTAGGAAGCGTTGTATCTGGTATTGTTGCCACTTCTTGTTGTGTACCGAATGTATAGAAACTATCTTGATGCTCTGAACACTTTAAACTTACTGTGTGGTCTGTGTTTATTGACATTCCCTGCACTCTGAAGGGTTTTGCTGAGAAAGCAGGGGTTGCATGGGTTATATTCACAATATCCCCTATGGCTAGGTCTAAGGCTGTGGCATCTGCTTTTAGTGATATATCTAGGCTAGTTCTGGAACGTCTTAATATTATTTCTGCCATTTCTTGTGCTTGGTATGGACTTGTAAACATAGAAAAGTCAAATCTGCCTTCTAGTAAAAGACCCCCATCAGCAGTTTTCATGGTTGCGTGTTGGTCTGCGGAAGCTAAACCTGTTTCGTCTACTGGTGGAAACTGTGCTGTGTCTGACTGATAATTCTTGCTTGGGTTTATAAAGTTCACAATAACCCTGTTATATCGTGAGTTCTTGTTTTTACTCTGAACTGTAATACCGCCTATTATATTGTCTTCTGTGAGCGTTATAGACGCTGACCCTGTGCTTTCGACCAATATATTGTATTTACCACCAGAAAAGTTTAGAAACGACCTAGACCCCCTAACAAAGTTTTTGACATTATTTATAGCTTTTACTGACGTATCAACCACCGCATGGCTATCCATTAAGTCTATCTGGCTTGCACCGCTAAAAGGGGTGATATTTGCATCACAAACATCTGTGGCGGTCTGCCAATCCGCAAAGTTAGAATCGAAATAGCTGTTTGTTATCCCCATTCCAAACCTATCGTTTCTGAGATAATCTAATAGCTGTAATATTGGATTGTCAGAATATTCCCATGTTGAACTTGTGTCTGCTCTATGGCTACCGCTACCGCCTGTAACTGTTCCATCAAGGTTAGGATTATAGACTTTACGACCCTTTATAATCGCTTGCACTTTTGGTAATGAACCAAATTTATCTGCGTTCCACTCAAATCTTAGAGCCAAATACGCTAACCCTCGTAATCTGTGGTTTGAAGTCCATGACGTAAGTGTAGACAATAGGGTTGATGCTGATTGTGAGTCTGTTCCTAAATGTGCTTCTACTGTGATTAAACTAGCATCTGCATAGAAATTTGAATCGGAACTAC